GGTGATTCGACCCCCGATCTATCGCTAGTTCTCATCCACCCATGGGGTCGGTTTTCGCTGTATGCCCGTGATCATCGATCAAGATGAGTTCGCTGCACTCTTTCAGGTCACTGAGAAGGCGGTTCGAGACTGGATCGCGCAGGGAATGCCGGTTGAGAAGAAAGGGAAGTCTGGTCGCGGGCACAAGACGACGATTGATCTGCAGAAAGCGGTCGCCTGGTACTTCTCCGAAAACTATGAGCGCCTGGAGCTCGACAGGCAACGCACGCGGCATGCAGCCGAGCAGGCCGACAAACTGGCTCTGGAGAATGCTGAGCGCCGCGGCGATCTCGGCGAACTGAGCATCTGGCAGAAAGAACTTGAGAAGTTTCTGGGTGAGTTACGTACGGCGCTCCTTGGGCTGCCGACGAAGGTAGCGCCACGTCTTGATGGAGACATCAATCAGCGGAGGGACCGCCTCGAGCAGGCGATCCACGAGGTCCTCCGATCCCTCTCTGCTTATCAGTCGGAGCACGCAACTCCGGCGCATGCGGGAGCGGATCAGGGCGTCAGCGACGGTCCTGAGACCGCCCCCGAAACTGACCGTGAGCCAATGGGCGGACGCGAAACGACGCCTGTCGAGCGAAAGCAGCGCAGAGCCCGGCGAGTGGAGAACTGACCGGGCACCCTACCAGCGCGAAATCATGGACGCAGTATCCGATGCGTTCGTACGTGAGATATGGGTTCAGAAATCAGCGCAGGTCGGCTGGACCGAGATACTGAACAACGTCATCGGCTATTACGTCGATCAGGACCCCTCTCCGATCCTGATGGTGCAGCCGACCGAAGAGGTCGCGGTCGACTGGTCGCGCGACCGGCTGGCTCCGATGATCCGGGACACCCCGTGCCTCAGGGGGAAGTTCTCTGACGAGAGAACGCGCGCCACGGCCAACACGCTCCGGCACAAGACCTTCCCCGGCGGACTGCTTGCGGTGGCTATCTCGAATTCACCGGCGTCGCTTGCGTCCAAACCGATTCGGATTGCGCTGTTCGATGAGGTGGACAAGTACCCGATATCGGCGAAGCAGGCGGGCGATCCGCTCTCTCTGGGGCGTGTACGCACCAAGACTTTCTGGAACCGGAAGATACTGGCGGGCTCCACTCCGACTGTGAAGGGCTCCAGCCGGGTGGAGAAGGGATTCGAGACGTCGGACCAGCGTTACTACTTTGTGCCCTGTCCACATTGCAATGAGTTCCAGCGACTCGTCTGGGCGCAGGTGAAGTGGAGCGAATTTGGGCTCACTCCTGAGCAGGCGGTCTACCAGTGCGTCCATTGCGCCGCGTCGATCGAAGAGAACGCCAAGGCTGACATGCTCGCGCGCGGAGAGTGGCGGGCCAGCAAGCCGTTCAACGGCATTGCCGGGTTTCACATCTCGGAGCTGTATTCGCCCTGGTCGAGCTGGGGCCAGATGGCGCGGGACTTTCTGGACAAAAAGGCCTTCCCGGAAACGCTTCAGCAGTGGATCAACGAGGCGCTCGGCGAGACTTGGGAAGATTCCGGCGAGAAGCTCGAGCCCATCGGGCTCATGGAGCGCCGCGAGTCATACACGGCCGCGTCTATCCCCGCGGGGGTTCAGCTCCTGACCGTGGGAACTGACGTGCAGGATGACCGGCTCGAGGTCTTCCTCTACGGCTGGGCGAGGATGAAGAAGCCTGGCGCGTCGAGCACAAGGTGCTGCGAGGCGATCCGGGGTCGGGCGCGCTCTGGAAAGAGCACGACGATTTCCTCAGACGCCGGTTCCGGACCGATGACGGTCGCGAACTCGGCATCGAAGCGGTGTGCGTTGACTCGGGCGGTCACTTCACCGAGCAGGTCTATCGCTATTGCATGGCGCGCAAGCGTTTTCGCGTGTGGGCTGGAAAGGGCATCGCGGGTCCCGGACGGCCGGGCTGGCCCAAGAAGGCCGGCAAGGGCAAGACCGGGGCGGCGGTGTGGATGATTGGCGTCGACACCATCAAGGCCGTGATCTACGGCCGGCTGAAGAAGGTGACGCAACCGGGCCCGGGCTACTTCCATTTCGACGCCGGAGTGGATGAGGAATTCTTCGACCAGCTCACGAGTGAAGTCGTGGTGACGAAGATGAGCATGGGCCGTCACGTTCGCGTGTGGAAGCCAAAGAAACTCGGGGTGCGACAGGAAGCGCTCGACGGCACGGTGTACGCCTATGCGGCGATGCTGGGTCGTGGCGGCGCTGAGCTTCTTGCGCATCGCGCGAAGATTGCCCCCAAACGTGTCGAGCCCGTGGTGAGCGAGCCGGAGGAACCTCCGCCACCACCACCAGCTACTGTTGTACAGAGACCCCAGATTCCCCAGCGTGGGGGCTGGGTGAAAGCCTGGAGACGCTAGTGCCCGACGTTCCCGCAACCCTGCCGCTCGAACTGATCGCCGGCAATACATGGGTCTGGGATCGCGAGTTCGCGGACTATCCCCCGGCGACGTGGACGGCGACGGCGTACTTCGAGAAGTCCGGCCGGACGTTCAATGTCACGGGTGTGGCGAATGGCACGTCCCACCGCTTCACGATCAATGCGGCAACGACGGCGGGCTATCAGCCCGGCCGCTATCTCGTTCGCGTCCGCGTGACCGATGGCACGCAGGTCTTCATCGCTGAATCCGTGTACGTCGATGTGCAGGTCGACCCTGCTGCAGCGGGCACGACCGACACCCGTACGTGGGCACGTCGGACGCTCGATGCGATCGAGGCATTCCTCGAAGGCAATGCTTCAACGGCGCAGGCGAGCATGTCCATCGGCGGCCGCTCGATTTCGCGGTGGTCGCTTTCCGAACTTCGGGAGTGGCGCGCGGAACTCCGGACCGAAGTGAAGAGCGAAGAACTCGGAACGAAAGCGGCCAAGGGTCGCGATATCAAGGTGAGGTTCACGTGAACTACCACCCGTATCGTTTAGACCCTTCGAGGGTGTGTTCTTGAATTTCCGCCACATCGTAGTTCTCGCTAATGGCTGAATGCGCCGACGCGAGCTGCATGTTCATGCGAGCCTTAAATTCTCGCAGTTCCTCTGCTGTCATAGCCTCAATAGGCGCTTCTTGAGTCGGCGCGGATGTTTTAGCGATCTCCACCTTGCGACGAAGTTTCCATGCTGAAAGCGATTTGCTCCGGCGCCGCCGTCGCTCTTGAATGACTTTTGAGGCGGGCTTCACCCATTGCACCTTGCCCCCGAGAAAGGCGACATGCCGCGCGATGACTCGGCGACTCTTGGAGACTTTTGCGATTGCCTTAGCGTTAGTACGGCGCGCTCGCTTCGGCGTCTTCGGTTTTTCGATTAGCCCCGCTTTGATCAGAAAGGTTTCTATCTCAATGGCAGTTTTCAGGCCGCAGGCAGGCTCGCGAAGAAAGACGACGGAGCTTTCTTTCCATGCGCGCGCCCAATCAGTGGGGCCGCCATTCCGGTCGAACTCATACAGCACCCGTGCCGCCCTTCCCGAGAGGCCGTATTTCTTCTTCAAGAGACTGATACCTGTATCCATGGCGAAATACTCTATCACAAATATCGGCCTGTTTAAGGCAGTGCGGATATGAATCGATTTCAGGCAATGATGAGCAAGCTTTTGCGCATCAGGCCGGAGATCGTGCGCGTTCCGTCGACAATCGGCACGGGTCAGCGAATGTATGCGAGTGCCAAGAAGTCCCGTCTGACAAGCGGCTGGACGGTTTCGAATACTTCAGCTGATGCCGAGCTCGACACGAGTCTACGGGAGCTTCGCTCACGTTCCCGAGCACTGGGCCGGGATTCGCCCTACGCCAAGCGCGGCCGCAAGATCACGATCAACAACATCATCGGCTGTGGGATTCGTCTGCAGGCGCAGGTGAAAACCACGCGCGACGAGTTCAACAAGCGCATCAACGATGAGATCGAAGAGAAGTTCTGCGAGTGGAGCTGTGGCGAGTACTGCCATACCGGGGGACGTCTCAGCATCCCGGACATGGAGCGCTGGCTGATCGGGCAGTTGTTCGATGCAGGTGAAGCGTTCATCCGTCGCCACTTCGTGAAGATGCCCGGCTCTGAGATTCCGTACGCGCTCGAAGTGATCGAGGCGGAGCGGATCGCGGACAACGTCGATTTCGCGACGCTTCAGGTGGCGGACGGCAATCAGATCCGCATGGGCGTCGAGGTGGACCGGTTTTTCAGGCCGGTCGCGTACTACATCCGCCGCGCGCATCCGAATGAGGATCGCTGGATCGGCACGGTACAGCGCGATCAGATCGAGCGTGTTCCGGCAGAGCAGATCATTCATCTCGCCCGTATCGATCGCTGGCCGCAGACCCGCGGTGAACCGTGGCTGCATGCGGTTGCCGAGACCGTGAACGACATGGGTGGCTACGCGGAGGCGGAGATCACGCGCGCTCGCAGCCAGGCGTGCGTGAATGGCGCGATTGAAACTCCGGAGGATGCGTCTTCGTTTGGGGAAGCGCAAAGCGATGGGTCCTTCGAGATGCAGGTTGAGCCGGGGACGTACAAGCGACTGAACCCCGGCGAGAAGCTTTCCGCCGGCCCGATGAATTCGCCGAATCCCCAGTACGCCGATTTCATGCGCGAGAAGAAGCGCGAGGTCGCAGTGGGCATCGGCGTCAACTACGCGTCGCTCTCGGGCGATTACAGCCAGGCCGACTACTCGCCGCTGAAGCTCTCACTGAACGACGACCGAGACTCGTGGAAGGACATTCAGCAGTGGTTCATCCGCGAGTTCCGCGAAGTGATCCACAGGGAATGGCTGCGACAGGCGATGTATGCGCAGGTCATGGCGACGATTCCGCTCATGGCCTACGCGCTCGAGCCGAAGCGCTACGAGGCGGCGCAGTTCCGTACCCGCGGGTGGGTCTACGTCGACCCGACGAAGGAAGTGCAGGCGGACAAGGATGCGGTCCGTGCAGGCTTCAAGACGCTACAGGACGTGCTCGTCAATCAGGGCTCGGATATCGAGGACCTGATCGAGCAGCGAGAACGCGAACTCGAAATGCTCGACGAAGCGGGTCTCGTGCTCGATACGAATCCGGAGCAGACCGCCGGCACCGGAGCGGCGCAGCCGGACCCCGCGGCACAGGCGCCACCGCCGCAACCGAACCAACCCGCTTCTGAATCAACCCCGCCCGCGCGGGGTTTTTCGCATGTGAGGCCAGTGAAATGACCGACACGATTGAATTGAGCTACGACGCCAAGGAGCGTCGAGCCGTGCTGACGTTCCCGAATGGCCGAACGTTGACCCTCGGCAACGTGACTGAGGAACATGCGAAGGCGTTCAGAGAACGTCATGCCGCTGAGTTCCAGAAGCGTGACTGCTGTCTGTACACGGTCGATGGAACGTTCACGCGAGATACCCCATGAGCGAGCAGAGCCGTTCAAGAGGTCTGTCGTTCTCGTCAGAACAGACAGTGGTCCAGCGCTGGTTCGGTGGTGAGATTCTCGATCACTCACCGAAATCAGTACGCATGGATTTCATGAATAGCGGCCGCGCTCCCCTTCTCATGTATCACGACCAGCGTCAGCAGATCGGTGTGATCGAGAAGGCAAATATTGGCGCTGATCGCATCGGCCACGCCGTGGCTCGTTTCGGTCGAACCGCAAACGCAACAGATGCGCTCGCGAACGTCGATGACGGAATCATGGCGAATACCTCTGTGGGGTATCGCGTGCATCAGATGGTGCTCGATTCGACACGGGACGGCGAGGACATCTATCGCGTGACCGACTGGGAGCCGTATGAGGCCAGTCTGGTCGGAGTGCCAGCCGATCCAACTGTAGGCGTAGGACGGGCAGCCGTCTTGCCGAACGATGCCGGGCCACCCGGTGAAACAAGTTCCCCAACTGAAGCCGCCCGCGAGGCGGCTTCTTCGTCTCCGGCGGCCGTCGCCGATTCAGTAGTTCCCCCAAACCCGGCGACCACCGCCGTAGGAGTACGTGCTATGACCACTTCGGTCACCACCACGGCGGACCCGAACGCCGAACCCAAAGTCACTGCAGTCCAGGCAGAGACACAGCGCCGACAGGCGATCCAGAACCTCTGCCGCGCGAACAAGATCGACGCGCGCGTAGAGCAGCGCTGGATTGCCGAAGGCACCAAGCTCGAAGACTCCACCGACAACAACGGTGCTGTTCTCGAGCGCGGCGTCGCTTCCCAGATTCTCGATGTGATGGAAGCACGCGGCCGTCAGCAGCCCGCAACGGCTGCGGCGCTCGGCCTGAGCACCCGCGATACGAATCGCTACAGCCTGTTCCGCGCGATCCGTGCCCTGCGCTACGGCGGTCAGAAGCCGCGGCTCATGGAAGAGGCAGCATTCGAGATCGAGTGCTCGAATCAGGTCGGCAAGAAGCTCGGTCGCGAGCTGACTTCCAGCATCCTGATCCCGTCGGAAGTCCTGCAGCGTCCGCTCGGAGAAGAAGCGGCTCGTGCCATGGCGACGACGCCCGGCACTGCCCCGGCTGCCACCGCAGCCTGCAATTTTTCATCAATACGCGCGGTCATGGTCACCATCGCACCACGTCTAGGGTGATCCCACCAGACCTAAACCGGCTGCACAGGGGCGAATGCCCGCCCGCCGCGCGGGCCGGTGACGGCGGCCCGTGTGACAATGACGGACGGGCCGGGGAATGGCCTCGGCCAGGAAGGGGCTCCGGGTGCTCTATGCCTTCGGATTCGAGCGGGTCGGCGTGGTCGTGGGTGACCTCTACTTCGTAGACCCCAATCCGCGCGAGGGCCAAGAGGGAGCCGAGCACGGCGTCCGGCTCGAACTGCGGGTTCTCGGACGCGGTGAGCTGAAGGGGACGATCTACTCCGCGCAGCCCATCGAGGTGGGCCGGCCGATCTGGCGGGCCGACCTGCTGGAGTCGGTGGCGGGCCGCCCCGGCAGCTTCGACCGCACCCACCATCACCCCGCCTTCACCGGCTGGAACCCGGGCAGGCGGGTCTATGTCGAGGAACTGTCCGCCGACCCGCTCGGCTGGCTGCGCACCCAGCTGGCCGACCTGGACGCGGTACTGGCCTCGGCCGGGGTCCCGGCGGAGGCGGCCGGCCCGTCCGACGCGGAGGACCTGCGCCGCGCGGTACCGGAGATCGTGGACGTGACCCGCAGGCT